GTTACATCTATGCAGTACATCAACGGAACAAAAGCAGTTGTTAATATCGGTAAAGTGGTAAAAACACCTGGTACTTATGATCCAGATGGAAAAGAAATAACTCCACCTGTATATTACCCAGGATGGGCTTATGATATAATGAGTACAGACGACTTAGACTTTGGCTCAAATGAGGTTTACCCAGGTGATGCTTCAGCGCATCAATTTTATGGATTTCCAAGAAACGCAGAAGTTCTACAAACAGCAAATGAAAACATAGAATAAAAATGGCTACAAAAAAAGCACCATCTAAAAAGAAATCCAAAGGCTATTACACTAAAGTAAAAAAAGGTAGCGGTAAGGGATCAAAAGCAGGAGGAGGTATGTCTAAAAAAGGCGTAGCTAAATACAGAAAAGATAATCCTGGTAGTAAGTTAAAAACAGCAGTAACAACACCTCCATCAAAATTAAAAAGAGGAAGCAAGGCTTGGAAGCGTAGAAAATCTTTTTGTGCTAGATCAAAAAGCTGGAAATCTGAAAGAGGTAAGGCTGCTAGAAGAAAATGGAATTGCTAAATGAAAAACAAGAAAAAGTTTAAAGATACTAAAGTTGGTCAGTTTTTATTAAAAAAGCTGCCTGGCTTCGTATCAGGAAGTTTACCAGACAAAGGCATATTAGGTGTTGTTAAAAACTTAATAGACTCTGATCCTGAAATACCTAGTCAAGATAAAGGATTAATGCATCAAGAACTTGTGGAATTATACAATCTTGAAGTAGCAGATAGAGATAGTGCTCGTAAAAGAGAAGTTGAAAAAGCTAAGACAGGACAGATTGATTTTATGTTCAATTTAACTGGCATAGTAGGTCTTGGTGCTTTTGCTTTTATGATATATGCTATAGTATATTTACAGATTCCTGAATCTAATAAAGAAGTGTGGATACACCTAATAGGTATATGCGAAGGTATAGTTTTATCTATATTCGGTTATTTTTTCGGTGCTGCTGTTAGAAAAAACAAATAACACCTAGAAAGTAATCAACACTTTGCGTAATATATATATAAGTAATTAATAATTAAATCAAATTTAAAATGAGTAAAAAAATCGAACAAGCAGAATTGGCGGAATTAACAAAGCAGCAGAACCTTAAAAATAGAATGCTTACCGACATGGGAACATTAGAAGTGCAGAAAGCGCAAATCGTAGGTTCATTTGCGCAGTTATTAGCTGACGCTGAAAAAACCAGTGCTGCGCTAGAAGAAAAGTATGGCAAAATTACTGTTAATTTAGAAGACGGTAGTTACGAAGAAATGCAAGAACAGTCTGATGAGCAAGCTGATTAGAAAAATAAGCATAGGCACTGACTATAAAAATGAAGCAATGCACTACTCTGTAGGTCAGCAGGTTTATGGAGGGCATTGTATTTCGGATATATTGCACAATCAAAAAGACGGTTCTTATAATATTTACATAACAAAAAATAACGAAGTTATACCGTGGAAGAAATTTAACTCTAACATGGCTATATCAATTGAATATAATTTAGAATACTAATGCAAAGCTTATACAGCTTCATTATAGAGCCTAAAGAAAGTAGGTATACTAATGAAGTAGATATTGGTGGTAAGAAATTAATAATTAATACTACCATGGACGATCATAAGTTTGTCAATAGAGTAGGTATTGTTAAATCGATACCTTTAATCGGTGAAACTGATATACAAGTCAATGACGAAGTTATAGTGCATCACAATATCTTTAGAAGATTTTACGATGTGCGCGGGATAGAAAAGAACAGTAGTGCTTACTTTAAAGAAGATAAGTACTTTTGTTATTACGATCAAATATTCTTATACAACAGAGGCGATAAATGGAGAGCTCCTAGGGATTTTTGCTTTATCAAGCCTATAGTAGAGAATAGTAAAAACTCAATTATAAGCACTCAAAAAGAACAAAAGCATATTGGTATACTAAAATATGGTAATAGTTCTTTAAAAGCGCTTGAAATAAACGAGGGAGACCTCTTAGGTTTCAGTCCTAGTAGTGAGTATGAGTTTTTAATAGATGATGATAGATTGTACCGAATGCGTACTAATGATATTACAATTAAATATGAATACAAAGGAGACGAAGTTGAATATAATCCAAGCTGGGCAAAAGGCTGTGGAAGAACTTATTAAAGTAGCTAAAGAAGCAATTGTAGATTCTGAAGATGATTTATCTGCGGATAGATTGAAAAATGCTGCGGCTACTAAAAAATTAGCAATATTCGATGCGTTTGAAATACTAAACAGAATTGAAGCTGAAGAAAATATATTAAACGAGAATCCTAAAGAAGAAACTAAAGAAAAGTCTTTTAAAGGTTTCGCAGAAGGCAGGTCTAAATGATTTACGAACAAGCATTAGTAAAAATACTAAAAGACTACATAAAGCCTCATACATTAAAAAAAGAAAACAGATACAAGAAGTGGGAGTATGGATATAATAAAGATCATGATATAGTTATTATATCTAAGACAGGTAAGATTGGTGAAGTATATGAAATACAAGGTTTAAAAATAGCACTACCATTAGCTGAAAATAGCTATAAAAGATCTAATGATAAGTTAGAACAAAAATGGGAACATTTAGAGCAGCCTAAAGAATTAAGTAAAATAAAATCAGTATTTGACTGGGAAGAAAGACCTAGTGAATTTAAAAACAAATGGTATGACTATATTGACGAAGAGTTTAAAAGAAGGGAAGAAGGTTTTTGGTTCAATAATAAAGGTAAGCCTACTTATATTACTGGTACTCACTACATGTACTTGCAGTGGTCCAAAATTGATGTTGGGCAGCCAGACTTTAGGGAATCAAACAGATTATTCTATATCTTCTGGGAAGCTTGTAAAGCGGATGTACGGTGTTACGGAATGTGTTATCTTAAGAACAGACGGTCAGGTTTCTCTTTCATGGCATCAGGCGAGACGGTTAATCAGGCAACAATATCCACAGATTCAAGATTTGGCATTTTATCAAAGTCAGGGCCAGACGCCAAAAAGATGTTTACTGATAAGGTCGTCCCCATTTCGGTTAATTACCCCTTCTTCTTCAAACCAATCCAGGACGGTATGGACAGGCCGAAGACAGAACTCGCGTACAGGGTACCCGCGTCAAAGTTTACCCGTAAGAAACTCGACACCAACGAACAACTTAAGGAGATCACCGGTCTCGATACAACGATCGACTGGAAGAACACCGGGGACAACTCGTACGATGGTGAGAAACTAAAACTACTAGTACACGATGAAAGTGGAAAGTGGGAAAAACCAACAAACATATTAAACAACTGGAGGGTAACTAAAACTTGTTTAAGATTAGGTTCTAAAGTAATAGGTAAGTGCATGATGGGTAGTACATCAAATGCTTTAGATAAAGGTGGTGATAATTTTAAAAAATTATATTATGATTCAGATGCCACAAAAAGAAACGCCAATGGACAAACTCGCTCAGGATTATATTCTTTGTTCATACCTATGGAATGGAACTACGAAGGATACATTGATTCTTATGGACTTCCTGTCTTCGAAACGCCTAACAAACCGACTAAAGGGCCTCAAGGTGAATTAATCGATACAGGTGTAATAGAATATTGGGAAAACGAAGTTGAAGGATTAAAGAGTGATCAAGACGGTTTAAATGAATATTATCGTCAGTTTCCAAGAACAGAGAATCATGCGTTTAGAGACGAAACAAAACAATCTTTATTTAATTTAACAAAGCTATACGAGCAAATAGATTACAATGAAGATGCACAAAGAAATGGCTTAGTAACTGTTGGCAGCTTTCAATGGAAAGACGGTGTTAAAGATAGCACTGTAGAATTTATGCCTAACAAAAGCGGTAGGTTTAAAATCAGTTGGGTTCCTAAGTTAGAAATGCAAAATAGAGTTAGATTAAAAAATGGTATAAAATATCCAGCAAATGATCACGTTGGTGCATTTGGATGTGATAGCTATGATATATCAGGAACTGTTGATGGCATAGGATCTAATGGGGCATTACATGGATTAACTAAATATTCAATGGAGGAAGCTCCTGCTAATAGTTTTTTCTTAGAATATGTTGCAAGACCTCAAACAGCTGAAATATTTTTTGAAGATGTACTAATGGCTTGCGTGTTTTACGGAATGCCTATATTAGTTGAGAACAATAAACCTCGACTTTTATATCATTTCAAAAGAAGAGGGTATCGAGGCTATTCAATGAATAGACCAGATAAAACTTATAATAAGCTTTCAATAACAGAAAAAGAAATTGGTGGAATACCAAACTCTTCAAACGACATAAAACAATCTCACGCTGCGGCTATAGAATCATACATAGAAAAATACGTGGGTAGAATAAATGACGGCTACGGAGATATGTATTTTAGCAGAACCCTAGAAGATTGGGTTAAGTTTGATATAAATAACAGAACAAAGTTTGATGCGTCGATTAGTTCAGGTTTAGCTATTATGGCTTGCAACAAAAACCTTTATGCTCCAACGCAAGAAAGAAAAGTTAAAAGTATAAATCTTGGGATAAAAAGGTATGATAATAAAGGGCACAGATCTCAAATAATATAAATAAATGATTAATAAAGCTATAAAAAGTTCTTTTCCAAGCCAAGCGGTTAGCGATATAGAGAAAATGAGTGCTGAATACGGAGCACAAGTTGGTAGAGCTATAGAGCACGAGTGGTTTAATTCTAAAGACGGATACAACGGTAGGAGTGGGTCAGGTAGATATTCTACGTCTAGACAGTCTTTTCACTCTTTAAGATTATACGCTAGAGGAGAACAGTCTGTTAGAAAATATAAAGATGAATTATCTATCAATGGAGATTTATCTTACATGAACCTAGATTGGAAACCTGTGCCAATTATACCAAAGTTTGTTGATATTGTTGTTAACGGTATGGCAGATAGGTCATACGAAATAAAAGCTTATTCACAAGACCCTGCTTCAATACAAGAAAGAACAGATTATGTAACTAAGATAGCTGAGGATATGGCAGCTAAACCGTTTAACGACGCAGTTGCCGGACAATTAGGTATTGATATATACCAAACAGATCAAACCAAGTTACCCGAAACATCGGAAGAACTTGAAATACACATGCAGCTTGAATACAAGCAAGCAATTGAAGTTGCTGAAGAAGAAGCAATAAACAGTGTGTTTGATAAAAACAAATACGAATTAGTATCTAGACGTGTAAAAAGAGATTTAACCGTTATAGGTATTGGTGCTGCTAAAAGTTCATTTAACAAAGCAGAAGGTATTAAAGTAGAGTATGTGGATCCAGTTGATCTTGTATACTCAAATACAGACTCGCCTTACTTTGATGATATATATTATGTAGGTGAAGTAAAAGAAATATACACCAATGAGCTTAAGAAAGAATTTCCTGAGTTAACAGATGAGCAGTTGGAATCTTACCAAGGATACAATACATCTTATACAAACAGCGGGTATAACTCTAAATCAAATGAAAGCAATAGCATATCTGTTCTATATTTTGAATATAAGACCTATGCTACTCAAGTACATAAAATAAAGAAAACGTCTACCGGAGGTAGTAAAGCTATTGAAAAAAATGACACCTTTAATCCACCGGCTAATGATGACTTTGAAAAAGTTGATAGAGCTATAGAAGTAATATATGAAGGCGTTAAAGTTATAGGTAGTAGTGACATACTTAAGTGGGAACTTAAGAAAAATATGATAAGACCTAAAGCAGATACTACAAAAGCTCAAATGAGTTATGCTATCTGTGCACCTAGAATGTATGAAGGCAGAATAGAATCTTTAGTTAGTCGTATGACTAATTTTGCGGATATGATTCAACTGACACACTTAAAGTTACAACAAGTATTATCTAGAGTGGTACCTGACGGTGTTTATTTAGACGCTGATGCTTTAGCTGAAATAGATTTAGGTAACGGAACAAATTATAATCCTCAGGAAGCATTAAACATGTATTTCCAAACTGGTAGTGTTATTGGTAGATCAATGACGCAAGACGGTGATATGAACAGAGGAAGACTACCTATTACTGAATTAAATTCAAACGGTGGTAACAATAAAATAAACGCACTTATAAGTACATACAATTATTACTTACAAATGATGCGTGATGTAACTGGTTTAAACGAAGCTAGAGATGGCGGAATACCAGATAAGAATGCTTTAGTAGGTCTACAAAAAATGGCCGCAGCAAATTCTAACACAGCAACAAGGCACTTATTGCAATCAAGCTTGTATATAACCCTAACAATGGCAGAGTGTATTGCAATGCGTGTTTCTGATGTTATAGAATATTCACCGACTAAAGAGTCTTTTATAAAAACATTAGGTAAGTTTAATGTATCTACGTTAGAAGAAATGGCTAATCTGCATTTACATGATTTTGGTATATTCTTGGAATTAACACCAGATGAAGAAGAAAAAGCAAAGCTTGAAAACAATATACAAGTAGCCTTACAATCTGGTCAGATATATTTAGAGGACGCTATAGAAGTTAGAGAAGTGCGTAATATAAAATTAGCTAATCAGCTTCTTAAAATACGTAGAAAAAAGAAACAGCAATTAGATCAAGAGCAACAACAAAGAAACATTCAAGCTCAAACGCAATCTAATACACAATCAGCTCAAGCAGCAGCTCAGGCTGATATGCAAAAGCAACAAGCGCTAACAGAATCTAAAGCCCAGTTAGAGCAAATAAAAAATCAATTAGAAATAGCTAAGATGGAAAGAGAAGCAGCTATAAAGAAAGAATTGATGGAACACGAGTTTAATTTAAACATGCAACTACAAGAAATGCAGTTAAAGCAGGTAAATGACAAGGACAAGTTTAAAGAAGACCGTAAAGACGAAAGAACTAAAATACAAGCCTCACAGCAAAGTGAGCTCATAGATCAAAGAAAAAATAATGCGCCGCCCAAAAGTTTTGAATCCGCAGGAATGGATAACTTAGGTGGATTTGGTCTTGAGCAATTTGAACCAAGGTGATAAATTTTTAACTATTTAATTATATTATATTATGTCAGAACAAAACCAACCAATCGAAGAGGTTGTTGAAGACAACGTTGCTGAAACTAATGAAGCAGCGCAAACTGAAACACCTAAAGATGAAATCTCTTATAGAGAGATAAAAGAAGACGGGACTATTAAACTAGACCTAGGAAAATTAAAAGAATTTCAAACTAAAAACACAAATCAAGATGTACGGGAAAATGAAATCGTCAGCGAGAGCAACAACAAAGAAGAAAGTAGTAGCAAAAAAGAAAAAGAAGAAAGCAGCAGCGAAGAAGAAAGCATACTAGAAGAAGTATCTGATATTGAAGATACTCCAGTTGCAGTTCAAACTAATGAACCTGTTATTGAAGAAAAAGTAGAAGCTACACCTCAAAGAGCTTTACCAGAAAATATTGAAAACCTGGTTAAGTTTATGGAGGACACTGGCGGAAGCATAGAAGAATACGTTAGATTAAACGCTGACTATTCAAGCGTAGATGATACTGCGTTATTAAAAGAATATTACAAGTCAACAAAAAGTCATTTAGATAATGACGAAATAAGTTTCTTAATTGAAGATAACTTCTCATACGACGAGGATATTGACGATGAAAGAGATATTAGAAAAAAGAAGTTGACACTAAAAGAAGAAGTTGCAAAAGCTAAGAAATTTCTTAATGGTATGAAAGATGAGTATTACAAGGAAGTCAAGTTGGGTTCTAAGTTATCATCCGAACAGCAAGAAGCTATTAACTTTTACAATAAGTACAACCAAGAACAAGCTACCACTAGTGAGGTTCAAAAAAAACAGTACAAGCAATTTGAGCAAAGTACCAATAATGTTTTTAACGAAAATTTCAAAGGTTTTGATTTTAAAGTAGGAGACAAAAAATATAGGTATAATGTAAAAAATGCAGGTGATGTTAAGAATTACCAAAGCGACATATCTAATTTTGTGAGGGAGTTCCTCGACGAAAATGATATGATGAAAGACGCTAAAGGTTATCACAAAGCTTTATATGCAGGTAAAAATATTGATAAAATTGTATCACATTTTTATGAGCAAGGTAAAGCTGACGCTATAAAACAAACCGCTATTAATTCTAAAAATATTGATATGGGTGCTAGAACTAATAAACCAGTTGTAGAAGCCGGCGGAATGAAATTTAAAGTGTTAGGTGGAGAGAATAGTTCAAAGTTGAAATTTAAAATAAAAAAATAAACAACTTAAAAAAACAAACAAATGGGATTTAACACATCTACAGGATTAGGTGGATCATTTTCACTAACTCCTATGCCAAGTCCAACAGTAAGTGATAACAACTACTTAGACTTAGCAAACACTGCCAACCAAGGGTGGGCGCAACAATATTTACCTGAATTATACGCTGAAGAAGTTGAAAGATACGGAAACCGTACAATTGGTGGATTTTTACAAATGGTAGGCGCTGAAATGCCTATGGAATCTGATCAAGTAGTTTGGTCTGAACAAAATAGATTACATATTGCATATAAAAGTTCTGGAGCTGCTGGATCTGCTACTAGTATTGAAGTAGAAGCAAAAGCTAACAGTACTATATCTTTAGGGTCTTCTAATACTAACTCTTTAAGAGTAGGTAACACTGTTTTAGTAACAGACGCTGCTACAGGTCTTAAAACTGTTCAGTGTTATGTTTCAACTTCTACTGGAGTTGCTAGTGACGCTGGTACTGTTGATGCTACTTTATTACCTTATAAATTTGCTAGTTTATCTACTGCAGGTTTTGTTGATAATGAGCAATTAAACATATTTGTATATGGTTCTGAATTTGCTAAAGGTTCTGCTTCTATGGCAGGAGAGCTTAAGCCACAATTCCAAAAGTATGACAACAGACCAATTATCATTAAAGATCACTTTAAGATTTCTGGATCTGATACTGCTCAAATTGGATGGGTTGAAACAACTGATGAATCTGGACAAACTGGATATTCTTGGTATTTAAAAGCTGCTGGAGAAACTAGATTACGTTTTGAGGACTACTTAGAAACTTCTATGGTAGAATCCGTAAAAGGTATTCCTGGAACTTCTGTTGCTGATACTGCTATTGCAGACTCAGGAGATAGTTTTGGTACTGAAGGTTTATTTGCTGCTATTGAAACAAGAGGTAATGTATTTGAAGACTTAGCTTCTTTAGGAGACTTTGATCTTTTACTTAAAAATCTTGATAAGCAAGGTGCTATTGAAGAGAACATGTTATATACTAACCGTTCTTTAGCTCTTACTTTAGATGATATGGTTGCTGGATTAAACTCTAACTATCAAGGTGGTGCTTCTTTTGGTGTATTCCAAAACGATGCTGACATGGCATTAAACTTAGGTTTCTCTGCTTTCCGTAGAGGATCTTACGATTTCTACAAGTCAGACTGGAAATACTTAAACGATGCTGCTGCAAGAGGTGGTTTTGGAGGGGGATGTTTAATTCCTGCTGGAACTTCTACCGTATATGACCAATCATTAGGTAAAAACATGAATCGTCCTTTCTTACACGTAAGATATAGAGCTTCACAAACTGATGACAGAAGATTAAAGTCTTGGGTTACTGGTTCTGTTGGATCTGCTTCTTACACTGGAGATGACGTAATGGAAGTACATTATTTATCTGAAAGATGTTTAGTAGTTCAAGGAGCTAATAACTTTGTGATGCTAAAAGAATCATAATATTAACCTTTAAAAACTAAATAAAAATGGAAAAATTTTTAATATTTATTGATGCAGCTGATGATGCTGCAATGTACCCGGTATCAAGAATTCAGTCTGTGACTGTTGCTGCTGATGCTACTATATTAATCAAATTTGCACCAGGTAGCCTCGGAGAAGGGCAAGCTGCTAGTGTTGACGTTGTTACTTTAACTTGTACAGCCAACAAAGAACTTAAAGTTTTCAAATCTATTGCTGATGCAATTGGGGGTAAAAGCTTTAAATCTAGTGGGTTTATAGTTGTAGCTGATGATGTAAACAGTTCATATGTTGATTCTGATATTACTGCTTGTGCTATAGCACTTGATGCATAATAACTAATGTAATATTACCCTCGTTATAATTACGGGGGTAATTATTACTCTTATACGACAATAGCCTGTTATTATATATATAAACTAGCTATCGTCACATTTTACAAACTATTAAATTATATTATATTATGGCAGCAAAAAAAGCGCCAGCAAAGAAAGTTGAGGTTGCTCCTCAGCAAAATGTAGTGGCTAAAGCCGCTCCAATAGTACAACAACCAGTTAAACCAAGCTGGGAAATAAAAGATAGGCAGTATTATCTAACTGCAATGAGCCCTTTAAGTTATGTATTAACTTCAAAATCTACACCTAGAAAACCATTATTATGGTTTGATGAAAGCGCAGGCTATAATAGGGAAATAAGATATGCTAGCAACCAAAGGTCTTGTTTTATAGATGAACAAGATGGTAATGTGATACTTGATCATATTATTTTTGAAGAAGGAGTACTTAATGTACCTAAAACAAATCAACCTTTGCAAAAACTTTTAAGTTTATATCATCCTAAAAAAGATTATATTTACACAGAAAGAGATGAAGTTGCTGAAGCAAAAGAAGATTTAGTGGATATTGAAACTGAAATGAAAGCTTTAAATACCGCAATGTCAATTGAAATAGATCAAGCTGAAGCTATACTTAGAGTAGAACTTGGCTCATCTGTTGATACAATGAGTTCTGCAGAGCTTAAAAGAGATTTATATATGTTTGCTAGATACAATCCAGTTTTGTTCTTAGAATTAGTAAATGACGATAATGTAATGCTTAGAAACCTAGCAATAAAAGCTAGCGAAATGGGTATTATAGCTTTATCTCAGGACCAAAGAACTTTTACCTGGGGTACAAACAATAAAAAATTGATGACAGTACCCTTCGATGAAAACCCGTATTCTGCATTTGCAGCTTACTTGAAAACAGACGAAGGAGTAGAAATCTTCAAATCAATAGAAAAAAAGTTAAAATAGTGTGATTATTATAAGTAGTGCATCTGCTTAATAGTGGCTGCACTACTATAATAAAAATAAAAATATGGCGATTGACGTAAACAAAGTATATACTACAGTTTTATCTATAATAAATAAAAAGGGTAGTGGTTATTTAACACCAGATAATTTTAATAAAATAGCTAAGGTAGTACAATTAGAATTACTAGACAGAGCCTTCTATGAATATAATAGAGCTGTAACAAGCCAATCGAGAGGAAGAGGGGTTGAAGGTTACGGTGATATTCCTAGAAAAATACAAGACAAGATAGATCCATTTTGCGCAACAGATACTATAAGTTTATCTTCAGGTGTTGGGTCTTTACCAACAGCGTCTTCTGGCACATATAATGTAACAGGAGTATATAATATTATAAATGTTTCATCTACAGATAATTTAACTCAAATAGAAAGAATAGATAAATCTAAACTAAGCTTTTTATTAGCCTCACCATTAACAGCGCCATCTACTACATTTCCTATGTATTATGTTAGCTCTGATTCTATATACGTATACCCAACTACTTTAACATCGGTTTCAATGTACTACATTGGTACACCAGCTGATCCTAAATGGAATTCAACGGTTGATACCGCTAGTTTTGGTACACCTATATACACTTATACAACTTCGGGTTCTACAAATTTCACACTACACCCTTCGGATGAAGTAGATTTAATATTAGGTATTCTACAATACTTTGGTATAACAATTAAAGATCCTTTAGTTATACAGTCTGCAATGCAAGAACAACAATCAATAACACAACAAGAGCAATAATATGGGATTATTAGACGGACAAACAAGTCAAGATTACTACGAAGCTTCGGTATTCGGAGGTTATCAATATACATCTATAAAGGAAATTGTAGATAATTTTATGATTGCTTATGTAGGTGACGGTAAACTTATTGATAGAGTTGCAAAATCCGATGTAATATTTCATGCAAAAAGAGGATTGCAAGAGTTCAGCTACGATGTTTTAAAAACAGTTAAACTTCAAGAGGTAGAATTAGGAGCGTCACTTTCTATACCTATGCCGCAAGACTATGTTAACTATGTTAAAATATGTTATATAGACAACTCTGGTATTCGTAGGATCATTTACCCTACTAGACTAACTGCAAACCCGACAGAAGCGCCTATACAAGATAATAACTATGATTATGTATACGATTCTAATGGTGACATTGTAGAGGGTAGTTCAATTACAGAGGAAAAGTGGAAAAACTTTGATACTAAAAATGTAACAGGGGATTTATCTTCAGAAGACAGTGTGTATTTAACAACTAATGATTACTTAAGAAGCGATTACGGTAGAAGATACGGATCAACACCGGAAACTACTCAGGTAAACGGATTTTTTACAATTAATGAAAGAACAGGTAGCTTTGCTTTTAGTAGTGATTTAGCAGGCAAAATAATAGTTGTAGAATATATATCTGACGGACTAGGCACTGATGCTGAAATGAAAATTAATAAACTTGCAGAAGAAGCATTGTACAAACACATAGCTTATAACGTTTTAGCTGCAAAAAGAAATATATCAGAATATATAGTACAAAGATATAAGAAAGAAAAAAGAGCATCACTTAGAAACGCTAAATTAAGATTATCAAATATGAAGCTATCTGAGATGACTCAGGTAATGAGAAATAAATCAAAACAAATAAAACACTAGCACATGGCTGAAGATAAAAAAGCATTTCTTCAGGGTAAAATGAATAAAGACATTGACGCTAGGCTCTTACCTAACGGGGAATACCGTACGGCTCAAAATATTCAAATTTCTACTTCTGAAGCTCAAGACGTTGGTACAATTCAAAACATAAAAGGTAATTCATTAGTGCCTTTAAGACTGCTAGATGGTTTCAATAATTTAGAAACTATAGGTAGCTATTTTGATGAACCCAATGATAGAACATTTTATTTCATAACTAACTACACTTGTCCTAACTCTACAGAAGGAGGATTAATAGGAGCATCTGACGGACCAAAAACAGCTAAGCAACAAGAAACAGAAGGTACTACTGAATTAAACCCTGAACAATTGTTTTGTGCAATACTAATGTATAAGCAAGATGGCAGTATTTCAGTTTTATCTCAAGGTTTATTTTTAAACTTTTCCAAAACTCACGAAATAACTGGTGTTAATATTTTAAATAACTTGTTATTTTTTACAGACAACTTCAACCAACCTAGAAGAATAAATATATCAACAGCCTTAAATAATTCTAGCTTCTATGATTCTGAAAGAAAGATTAGTGTTGCTAAGTTTGCTCCGTTCTATCCTTTAAGACTACTAGATAGCTCTAATGACTCTTCAGCTACTACGGACGCAGATATAGAATCAGACTTTTTAGAAAATCAATTTGTTAGGTTTAGCTATAGGTTTAGATATGAAGATGGTGAATATTCCACAATAGCTCCGTTTACTCAAGCGGTTTTTTTACCTGAAATATACAAAGATGGTACAGGATTATCTTTAGATCAAATAAAAAAGATGGCTCAGAATAATGAGCTAGACAGTATGATTAATTGTATAAATAAAATTATTTTTCAATTAAAAATGCCTGAAAACTCTTCAAATGTATTTAATACATATCAAATAAAAGAAGTCCAAATACTATGTGCTATTGACGGTGACCTACCTATTAGAGTCGTAGATGTATTACCAAATTCAACTACCGTGTCTAACACTGGGATTATAGATTATACCTATGAATCTTCAGAGCCTTTTAAGACACTACCTAGAAGCCAAGGAACAAGAGTATTTGATAATGTTCCTTTAAAGGCGCAATCGCAAGAAATTATAGGTAACAGGGTAGTGTACGGAAACTATATTGAGAAGAGAAGTTTAAATAAAACAAAATTAAATTTTGAAGTTAATACTTCTTTAAAAAACGCACAAGATTCCAGCAATAGCGATTACCTTTATAAAGAATACAAATATCATTCTATAAAACAAAGAAGAGAATATCAAGTAGGAGTTATCCTATCTGATATATTTGGCAGACAATCACCGGTTGTATTACCTATAGAGCTTAACGGAAAAACATCGTTAAAAAGATCTTCAGCATATGTTCCTGCTAAGTCAAAAGATTTGTTTGATTCTAGTGTTTGGAATGATTACTCTGTAGATTCAAATAATATAGAAAACTGGGGGGATGTTTTAAGAATTAGGTTTGAAGATATAATAGGTGACGCATATGATCCTAGTACTAATCCTTATGGGTGGTATTCGTATAGAATAGTTGTAAAACAACAACAACAAGAGTATTACAATATATACGGAGATGGTATAGCTAGAAATACTAATAGCCCAACGGCTTTAATAAACTTAGCTGGTGATAATGTAAATAAAGTACCCAGAGATGTTACGGATACTGATAGAGAAACAGGTTTAGCCGGTAGTAAAATTAGACTATATCCTAAGGTTGTTAATTACAACGTTAGGTCTATTGTTAGCGGAACCGGAAGTGGAACAACTACAGACACTGATCATGCTTTATATGAGGCTCCTTATGTGCCAAACGTAGGGGGGTTGTTGTCTTCAGATGGTTTACTAAATGTTATTGAAATAGGTACGCTCAAAGAGCATGGGATGGATCCAGAAATAAACTTTGGCGAAGCGTATTTTGATAGTACTTTATTACGGATAAGTGGTGTTAGAAAGGGTCGGTTATTAGCTAAAATAGCATTACCGGATAGTACAACAAATTTACCAACAGAGGCAAACCAAGGTGCTATTTCTGTTTTTGAAACCGAACCTTTTAATTCTAAAATAGATATATTTTACGAAACTTCTTCAGCTGGATTAGTATCTGATATTAACACTGCTGTATTATCTTCATTTACAGGTTTAAATAAAATTAATATACAGAAATTTAGCGGAGGTATACAAGAAAGTGATCCGATAGGAAGTAAAGTAGGTATAGTTACCGCTTCTAACGATCAAGGACAACAAGATGCTACTATAACTCTTTTAAGCGTTGAACAAGTAAGTAACGAACCAGGAAGCTCTTCTACTGTTTTACGAGATTTTTTTGAAATTGTAGAAGATCTAGCAGAAAATAAATACTATATTAAAACAAAAAAAGAATTTTTTTATGGGAAGTATGGTTATTCTTACACGTTTAATATCCAAGCAGTCTTTGGAGGGGAAACAATTACAAGAGCTATAGAAAATTATACTATATCTTCAGGAGGGCAATTTGAAGAGCGTATTAAATTAGAAAATGCTTTACCTGTTTTAACATTAACTAACGATAATGAAGGTTTTGCTTATAGCACAGGAAGCGAAATAATACCTGTAAGTGAAGACGATTCAAGCGCAAACGAACCTGTGCTAATAGGTAGAATGGGGGCTGTAAATGGTTCTGCAGTTGTAGCGGACCAAAGCTTTGGCCTTATATTTAAAGATGTAAATAATCCAGTAACCGATCCTACAGACGCGTTCCCTTTTATTGTAAATGAGGCGAGTGGTGAAATATTTATAAGACAAGGAGCAAGTTTAACACCTGGAAATGTTTCAATGACTATAACGGTTTTTGAAGATGAAATAGAAAATATAGTAGATGCGGATGGCAACAAACCATTTACAAACAAAGAAATTAAAATAATAGTAAGCATAGGTCAGACATCAGGGTTTAAAACAATTTATCTCACACCAGATGCCGACCCTAGTCCTTGGACAGGATTTCCGGAATTTCAAAGCGCTTCAGATGCAGAAAGACGGACTTCTGTAGCTGTCTCACATAACGGGGAACAAGATCTTCCAGAAGTAGGTGATGAGGTTAGGATTGGAGACAGGGATGCTCCAGGAGGCTCCAGGCCTTTTACGGGTAGAAGTTTATGGTGGGGAGCGCACGTTGGAACTGGAGAAATTTCTGTAGAAGCAATTCAAGTGGATTCACAAGGTATTGTTATAGAAGCACAAGGCCTATAATTATTAATAAATAAATAAATAAACACGTAATATTATTATTATGGCGTATACATTAGAAATATCATATTTCAATTCTGTAGTAATAAAACCAAAAACAGAATTAGTTACACGAGTATTTAGCGGAGGAGGTCCTCCTGGTATAGACTTAAATGATTTTGACGCAACAGGAGAAGCTTCAAATTGGCACGTAGAAGAATCTAGAATTAAGGGTGGGTTTAATGAAGATTCTATGGGTTATGGTGTTAAAGCGTACGCTACCGATGAAAGCTATGATTTTAACCATAGATTTAACGCAATGATATATTCTGGAATATTTAATTCTAGAACAGATATAAATCAAACAAACGAGTTTAACTCTTCTGAACCTATAACCAGAGCTGTAGACGCTTCTGACGGTAGTATCCAAAAGTTGTATGCTGAAGATACTAACTTAATTATATTTCAAGAAAATAAAGTCAGCTCAGCGCTGATAGATAAAGATGCGGTTTTTACAGCAGAAGGATTAGGATTGACGACTTCGGGGGTTAAAGTTATTGGTCAAATTGTTCCTTATTTAGGAGAATACGGTATAAGTAAAAATCCAGAAAGCTTTGCTGTTTACGGTTTTAGAAAATACTTTACTGATAAAAATAAGGGTGTTGTGCTTAGATTATCTAGAGACGGAATAACTGAAATTTCATCTTATGGTATGCGAAGCTTTTTTAGAGATGAATTAAAAAATGCAGACAAAGCGTATGGTATGTTTGACGTGCATTCAAAAAACTATGTACTAAGCTTACAGGGGCCAACTGATTCAGATTACAATAAGCAAACATATTCAAGAAATACTTTTAACACAAGTATAACTCCACTTAAAACAAATTATAAAACATTGTCTTTTGACGACAGGGTTAACGGCTGGACGTCGTTTCACACTTATAAACCTAGGTTCGGGGGTAGTTTAGCTAATAAGTTTTATACTTGGAATGCTGGTGATCTTTATGAGCACTATTCAAACAATAACAAGAACACATTCTACGGCGAATTTAATCCTAGCACTATAACTATAGTAAGTAATCAAAATCCTTCTTTAGTTAAGTATTATAAATCAGTTAATTACGAAGGAACTAAAAACTGGAAAGTTATAGAATTATTCTCTCCAGCAGACGATGATAACGACTACAATGCGTATCCTATACCAGGTAACATAACAGGTAGATATTTGTCTCCGTACGACGGGAACTTAAAGTATGTAGGTTTCACACCTTTAGAGAAAAAATATTACGGGCAAATAAAGATCAATGATACATCGACAATATCAGGGGTTAGTGCGTTGAATACAACAGGTATTAAAGGATTTTTTGCGGAAGTAACACTTGAGCATGAGCCTGTAAACAACGATAAAACATTAAACATAACAAACCATGCTGAATTATTTTCAGTAGGTTTTAATTACGAACAATCTTTATATTAATAAATTATGAGTATAGGTATGATAGGCGTGCAAGTTTTAGGTGGCCTTGGGCAAGCTATATTAAGCGGTGCAGCTAGAAGAAAAGCAGCTAGAAGAGAAAAAGCTTTACAAAAACAACTTTATAGGTTAGAACAAAACAGGCAGGCTATTGTCAACCCTTTTGCAGATGTAACAGATTTATCAAGTCAATTGTCAAATCCGTTTGCAAATCTACAAGTTGCAACAGAGGCAGCAGAAATGCAAGCTCAGCAAACAGATATATCGCTCGCTAGCAGTTTAGATACATTAAGAGCCACAGGAGCTGGAGCCGGTGGAGCCACTGCGCTTGCACAGGCAGCTTTAAGTTCTAAACAAGGTGTTTCAGCCAGCATAGCGCAACAAGAGGCTAAAAACGCACAATTAAGAGCTCAAGGGCAGCAGCAATTAGAAATGAATAGAATGAAAGAGCAGCAGCGAATTCAAATGGCTATGGCTCAAGGTAAGCAATTTGTGTTTGGAGCTCAAGAATCTAGGGAAATGCAAAAATTAAATAGAGTATCTGCTCAATTAAGTAACGCCTCTCAACAATCAGCAGCTTATGGTTCTCAAATGATGGGTGGTATTGGTCAAGCACTAGGCGGTATTGGTAGTTTTGCTGCAACAGGAGGTTTTGGTCAACTATTTGGAGGCAATAACTCAACCGGTTTTGCAGACGCTGTGAGTAATAACAACATGTTTAATGTAAATAGCTCAAATACAAATTTAATCCCTCCTACAAGCAATGATTTAGGTGCTTATGCCTCAGGGATCTCAGACCGTAGATTAAAAAAGAATATAAATAAAATAGGTAGATCACAAAGTGGTTTAAATATATATAGTTTTGAATATATTGATAAGTCTTTTGGTAGAGGTACATGGCAAGGTGTTATGTCTGATGAAGCTCCAAAAAATGCTGTTATTAAAAACTTTTCAAGTATATATGACGGGGTAGACTATTCTAAGATTGACGTTGAATTTAAACTAATTAAATAAAAATGGCAAGACGACAACAAACAAGAACATCTGGTGGAGCGTATCAAAATCCAACAGAAGGTATAGTAGACTACGGCGCTTTTAGTCAGGGTTTTGAAAAAGGTTTAAAACCAGGGCTTGACTTTCTAAAAGAGCAGGAAAAAGAAAAAAAAGCTTTAGACGAAGAAGCAGAAAAAATACAGCTTGACACAAATGTTGAGGTTTTTGGAGGAATAAACAAAAACGCAATGACAGGAGGTGATGATTTAAAAACCAATGATTTATTTACAGACAACGCTGGAATTGCAATGAGTTCTTTTAGACCGCAATATATTGATGCATTTAAAAAGAAAGATCAAGGAAAAATGAATGCAATACTTAGACAAATTGGCGACGTTAAAAATAGCTATTCTAATTTATCTGGGTATATTAAAAGAATTGGAGACAATGCAGTAAATGATGGTGTTGTTTCTAATACTAGATTTATAAATGAAAATAAAGAACAAATTGAATTTAACGGAGCTGATTTCACTAATTTAAACAATAATAGTCCAAACGCTATAAGGCAAGGTTCTAAAACAAATAAATACGGTAAAATTAAACAAGGATTTTACGTAATGTCAGGGGGTAAAGAAATGTTTTTGAATACACAAGACATGGATGAAGCTTATCTTAATAGAAATTTTAAATTAAAAGATAACTTACAGGCTAGCATAAATGAAAGCGTGGGAACTAAAGGTATTACTAGCGCTTTTAATAGAACTCCTGACTACAATACTGCAAATAACAAAACAATTACAATAAAAGATAGCAACAACAAAACAATCACTACAACTGTTCAAGATTCTACTAAATATATAACTGACGGATTCTATTCAAGAGCAGAAACAGCTGCAAATACTTTTGCTTTAAATAAATATTCTACTGATGATGAAGCTTTTTTCGAATCAGGATGGAGCCAATTTACTAAAGATACAGGGTTTACCCTACCTGAAGATTTACAAAAAGAGTTAGGAGATAAAAATTACAGAGACCCTAAAACGGCTGCCGATCTTGATGATAATTTAAAAATTAGAATTATGCAAGACTATGCGGCTGAAAAATGGAAAATATCGGTTGCTAATAAAGGTTATACAACAGGAGAAGACGGTAGAGCTTTAAAACTTAATCAAGTTACATTTAATCAAGGGAGAACCTCTACTAGAAAACCAAACGAGCCTAGCAACAATGAAAAAAATATAGCACTAAATATAAAAAATGCATTAACTGGAAGTTTAACAGATGTAAAAAATAATTTATTTTCAGAAAAAGTAAATGTTACTCTTTCACCCACAACTACAGTGCCTGTTAATTTTAAAAATACTGATGGAAAAAAATTTAATCCTGCTTTAAGCGAAAACTTTACAGGGGGTAAAACATTAACAGGTATTCAGTTTACGGTTGGAGGCCTTGTAGACAGTGAAGGTAATAAAATGGCTGATACGGAAATTAATTACGATTTTAGTTTGTTGGAAAAAAGCGACGTTAGCGGATCTAATAGGTTAAGTCTTGAACATTATTTAATAGATAAATACGGACCGGGCAATGAATCTATTATTCGAGAGCAAATAAAAGCTGAAAAAGATAGAAGAAAAAATTATTGGATAACAAATGTATATAGAAGTAATCCAGATAATAAAGATAAAACAGAAGACCAAGCGTTTCGAGCGTATCTAACAGAATTAAAACAACTTAGACCAAATTAAATTTTATGACATTAGAAGAATACATTAATAGCTTAATAGACCAAGGTTTTTCAGAAGAAGAAATTGATGAAAAAGTTAGACAATACAGAGAAAACGGCAATGTAGTACCTGAAGCCGAAGAAAATATAGAGTCTGAAGAAACAAATTTTACAGACAGCAGTGCAGCGGGTGCGGGTGTTCTGCGTGTAAACGAACCAGCGCCATTCACGGAGGCTCAACAAGCTTTAATGAGCGAGGAGTTAACTTTTCCGGAGGAAACAATAGAGATAGATACGGAATTGCCTTTGGTAAATATTTCTTCGGATTCACAAGATCCTGATCCCAAAGAAGAATATAAGACTCCTGAAATTTTAGCTTTAGAAAAACAACTAGATAAAGCTAAGGAAGATTACAGAAGCGGAATTAGTGGCAGTAATTTATCTGACTATACAGGTAAAATAAAAGACATTGAAGACAAGATAGCTATAGAGACTAAGCGTGCTTTTAGCGGAGGTGTGGACTTAAGTAATCCGTATGCACTTGCAAATATTGATGAACAAAAGTTTATAGAAATAGTTAATAAAGAATTTAAAGGAGCTGTTGATATTCAAGAAACTCCTGATGGACTTAATTTTGCTAAAGACGAAATAACATACACAAACCCTTTTACAAAAGAAAAAATTATAATAAATTTTGAAAATGATTCAAAGGAGGGTAGAATTAAAACTGCTAATCAAATAAAACAATTAAAAAAGACTTTTGACTACGATTTTTCAAAAAACGAAGTTACGTCAGTAGATCTTGATAAAAAAGACGTGTTACTAAAAGAGTCTATTTTTTCTAGAAATTACGACAACAGCCCTAAGCAAAATGTAGAATCGTTAAATTTTAGATTAAAAGGTACAGGGTATACTATTGAAGGCGAGTTTCGAGGAGGAGAAAGACAAGGCAGCAATGAATTAGGTGTAAATGACTATAGAATATATAAAAACGGCGAGTTAATTTCTACTGAAAGATCTTTTGACGATGCTAGGAATTGGTTTAAATCAAACATATCTGATGAAGACTTTAAAGCAACTCAGGATAATATATACGCTGCCTATAGTGATCTAAAAGAAACGCTTAATGAAACTAATCCTAGTGAGTTAAAAAAAGTTGAAGAAAGCAATGATACTAAAAAATCTTATTTATCTTCTGGTACTTTTATTGATAATCTTTCTAGTGAGTTAACAAAAGAGGGATACGGTCTTAGCGAAGACGAGGTTGAAGAAATAAAAACTGTTTTAAACGATAATATTGCTAAAGGATTTTTTTCTAAGCAGTCAGGCGCTCCTTTAGGTATGCCCGCACCCTCTAAAGCCGTCTCTCCCAAAGAGATGTACGCAAGATATACTAATTTAGCAGGGCTTTCTGACGATTTAAAAAACAAAATTAATCCAGAAGTTTTAGAAGAAATATACAAAGAAGGCTATAAAAAATACGCAAAAGGAGTTTCAGATTCAAACATTCAAACTATATGGGAAGGTATTGTTGATGCTTCTGGTCAAAAAAATCTTATAGCTGCAGGTACTATTCTTGAATCAATGGAAGAAGCGGATGTTGAAAATAGTTTCAAAGACAGAGCTGATATTATTTCTAAAACTCAAAATACCCAATCCAACGTTTTAGGCTCAATGCTTGAAAACTTAGCAGCCGAAGCAAAAGGAATTAATGTAGGTTACTCGATGGAAGCCTCTAAAGATACAGGTATAAAATTTACATGGGACGACTCTAAGACAACCGATAAAGAAGCTGCTAAAAAACTTTTTTCAAAGTGGCAAAAAATACAAAAAACATACTCTCAATTTTCAGATGAACAAGAGCTAGCGATTGCTTCATTAAATTCTGACTATTTAAAACACATAGACAAAACCAGTAATCCGGGTATAACCCCAAAACAAATACTAAATTTAACGTCAAAGACTTATAATCCTGGCAATATCCTTGCGAATGATATTTCCACGGCTCTTTACGGAACTTACTTAGCTTTACCTACAGCTTTTGGAGGTAAAGTTTCTAAAGAAAAAGCTATAGAAGAGCAAAAAATGCTTGACAATAGACAAAGTGCTTATGAAACCCAGTTAACTTATGAGCAAGCTTTAGATCAGGGTAGATTTGGCTTTTTTGCAACAAGAACAGGGGCTCAGCAAAGTGTTAATGTTGCTATGGCAATGGGTACTAGCTATCTAGGAGCTGGACTAAAAGTAGCTCCTTGGTTGTCGCGTTTAACAGTTAGTGCTGAGTTTGGTATTTCTTCAGGTGCTCAAAAAAGTAGAAACTTAAATATTTTAGTTGACAATAAAGAAGAGGCTGAGGAAAGTTTAAAAACTTTAAAAAATCTTTATGATAATAAGTTAATTTCAAATTTAGAATATCAAAACAGGCAAGCTGGGCTTCATGAAGTTATTGCTATGGGTGACATGACGGATAACCAAATACTGTTATCTTCTTGGGGAACAGGTCTTATTGAAGCTGGTGTTTCCTATGTTGCTGGTACAAATGTCAACGCTCAAAAAGTTATTAAAGATTTAGCTATAAAACAAGGTTCTAAAAACGTTGCTTTAGGCGGTTCAAGTGTTAATGTGTTAAGTTTTTTTGAAAGAAACGGTCTAGAAAAGTTTGGTATTGCAAGCAAAGAATGGGGTAAAAGAGCATTAGGCGAGCTAGCGGAAGAAGGTACAATACTTATTGGGGATGTTGCTTTAGATAGTGCTATTTTAGGTAGAGATTTTGACTTAAGCGAGCTAGACGATACATTAGTTACAGCCTTAATCACTACAGGAGGGATGAACACGCCTTCTATAATGTACAACTCTTTGATGACTAATGCGTTAACAAAAAAACATGAAGAAACATTAAGGCTACCGATTAACCGAATAAGCGATATAACCAACAGCCTAAAAGATCCCGACTTGAGTTCTATTGTTAAAGAAAACTTGAGAGCTCAATTAGTACAGGAGACTAAAGATCTTGGATTTGTTGTAGCAGGTATTGAAATAGATGCTTTAGCTTTAAATGGAGAAAATCACAGAAGGTTAATTGGTTTAGAGTTTTTTAAGCAGCAAAGGTTAGCCGAAGCAGGAGTTAAAGCCGGAGATACAAAAGAAGTTGTAGATCAAAAAATAGAGAATTATACTGCTTCATTGAAAAGAACAGGCAAAAATAACCAAGCTGATGGTTTTTCGCAAGATTTAAAACAAATACAAGATTCACAAGAATCAATAAAACAAAACATTGATTATTCTATTGTTGAAGAAAACTTAGGAGAAGAAGGGGAAAAAATAAAAAATAGATGGTCACAAAAATCAAACAAAAGCAAAATAAGTAAAAAATACAAAGCAGCAGATCAAAGGGGCAAGCTAGCACTTATTCTTGAAGAAATAAGAAGAACTACTGTAAACGGTTATGTAAATGAAGCTAAAAATGATGACAATACTCGTGATAGAGTAGAGTCAATGACTTACACAGACGGAATCAGTAAAGGTAAGCCTTTAACAAAAAAAGATAAAGAAAAAGAATATTTTAAGACAGGAGCTAACAAGCTTTTTATGGTGTCAACAGCTGCTACAACAAAAACTATAAGTAGAAAAAGAGCAGATGAGTTTGCAAAACGAACAAATATTGAGCTAGTAAAAATAGACCCTACGAAAAAAGACGATAAAGGTAATATTTTAGGATTAAATCAATATAACTTAAATCTAGATCAACAAAGAAAAATAGAAGAAACCGTAGGTGATTCAGATTTTAACGGTGTAATGATTGAAACTCAAGATGGCCCTAAGTTTTTAGTAACTAACGAAAGCGAAGTAACTCAAAAAAGATTAGAAAGCGGAGATATTTTTGTAGGATCAGTAGAGATCCACGAGATGACTCATGCTTCTGACGATGCTTTATTTTCTTCTGCCCAAGCAAAAGAGTATAGGAATAACTTATATACAGAAGCGAGCACCAATAAAAATCTAGAAACAGCTCATTCTATAACTATGCAAACCTTGTTTGGTAGAACTGGAAAAAACGCAGACGGCACTGACGTAGACTCTGATTTAAGCGGTGATGCTAAATATTTTGACGAAAACGGGAGGTTAACTAACTGGGAGGCTACTTCAGATACCTTTAAGGATGAATATACTAATCACCTACAAGAAGTTGCTTTTAATTTTGAAAATACTTTTGGCTTAGAATCTTCTAGAAAAAAAGAAAGTTATTTTACAAGGAAGTTTAAAAAGAGCGCAGACGTATCTACTCCTAAAAAAGCACTAGACTATTTATTAAATCGTAATGCTGATCTTAGATCTGGTAATTTTAGTAGTCAAGTTTTAAACGCTATTAATAAATCAAAAAAAGAAGGTGATAGCAAGTCTGTTACTCTGTTTACTCAAGAGTTAGCTACTATAAAAGAAAATGAATTTGACTACGAGCCTGGAGAGTTTGATGCTCTTGTACGTAATTTAGAGTTTAAAATTAAGAACGCTAAGAAAAAAGAAGCAGCAGCTCCTAAAACAAAAGACAAAACTAAAGCTAAAACTGATTCTAAAAAAAATAAAAAACCCTTAGGCGATCAATTTGATGAAATGGTACCTAAAGGCACTACTAAAAAAGTATATGCAGAAACTATAGCAGGAAAGGTTGTGGAAGAAATTAACAAGGGCATATTAAATCCTTTGATAGTAAAGATTGCAGCAGGTTACGGTATTGTTAATTTAGACAATATTTACGGTAAAAATCTAGATGATTTTATTAAAGATGTTATTAGCGAGCAGTTCATAAGAAACATAATGAATTATGATCCTTTAGCGGCAAACAAAAGTCTTGGGGGTTACATTATAGCTGGTCCATACGGTATAAGAAATAGAGTTAAAGAAGCTTTAATTAAAGGAAAGAAAGAAGCAGCAGCTGGATCCGGTGTGGGGCTAGATAAAGCAAAGAATGTTACATCTAGAGAAGATTCAGCTTCTCAAGAAGCCGAAAAAAGAAAATACACACCGTTTACTAGAAGTAACATTGTACCTAACTTTACAATAACCGCTATAACAGGAAAGTTAACACAAGTTTTAGCTAGCCTAAAAAGTAAGATTACAGATAAAAGAGGTGACAACTCTGCTACAACACCTTTAGTTGCGGAAATAAAAAAGAAAATAGGTAAAGTTGTAGGAGACCCTGAAGCAGCTCCTAAACTTGTTATTCAAAGATTAGGTAAGCTAAAGGATGGTACTTATGAGAAAAATCTTATAAAAAATAAGAAAGCTATCATAGAAAACATGACCACTACTTTTTTAATGGGTAAAGATACCAAAAAAGAAGTTATAGGTGGTATCCCTATGGCTATTGAAAAATCCGTAGGAGGATCTTTTAGGGTAGACGAAAACGGAAACAGAGTGAAGGTAACTGTTAATATAGGTGGTAAAAACGTTGTTCAAGATGTGTTTGATCCAAAATTTATACCATACCCAGACTGGGTTGGCCAGGAAATTGATCGTGAAAAAACATTAGTTAGGGGTGCTACTGCTGGAAATCAAATAGTTAGAAGAGTTTCTGCTGATGAAGTTTCCGATGCTGACTTTGTGGGTTTATTTATTGACGAAAAAGGTAAACTTATTAGAGGAAAAAGAGAAGCTTTAGGTAAAGCGATAGCTGAAGAAATAGCTTTTGAAATTTTTAGCAAAGAAATTCAAAATGAAAATTCAGATATAAGCAAGGCTTTTGAAGCAAACCAAGAAGTTTTAAAAGCAGCTTTAGCTGACAATTTTGTTAATGTACTGCTAAAAGACATAGAAAGAGGTACAGTTAAGTTTAGCAAAACTTATATAACAGGTTTTAATGTTTTTGATAACAAAGTTCGTAATGTTATAAAATATATTTCTATTAATAATATAAATCCTTTAAGTATCACTGCTCAGGAAGACGAAGTCTTTAAAGATATGATGGACGATCTTAAAGAATCGTACTTAGAATTTAAACAAAAAACTAACAATGATGAGCTTTTTGAAGGTAAAAATTTAACTACCGCTCAAAAAGAACAACTTAAAAAATGGAACAAAAGTAGTGGCGTTAGTTTTTCTAACTATATAAACAATGTAGTAGATTATAATTTTAGCTATGTTGAAGGTATATTAGGAGTGCCTCATGGAGCCTCTAATTTGAAGGCTGACGGGGCAAAGCTAGCTGGCGAAAAAACTATATCAAATTATTATAATCATTTAGTAGACATCGGCACATCTAACCCTCAGGAAGTGTTTTTAAGAACACTAAGAGGCTGGTCTGTTAGCGGATTAGGAAGAAGTATATTTGGTAATAATAAAGGTCTGCAAGAGTTTATAACAAAAAATGAAGTTTTAAAAAATGCATTTGCAGGGTATACTTTAGAAAAAACTAAAACAGGTACTGGATTGACTATAAAAGCGGCTTCGGGTAAAAAAGCTGTTAACCCTGTGCTTATTCAAGAGGTTAAAGACGATTTAAGTAAAACTGTAGATTCTGGCACCAATGAAGTAAATCTTGATGGTAGAAAAAAATTATCGGATCAATCCGCTGAAGACTTAAAAAGATTTAGTGAGTTTTTAAAAAACGGTAATGCTGGTAGTAATTTAGGAAAAGCTGTAATTTTAAATACTATAAATTCTAACATGCGTAGTATTTTGAAAACAGTTTCCGAGGTAAAAGGAATTATGGCTGTTGATGGTTTACCTGCTTTTAACGAAGAAGGGAAGTCTAACTACACTCTAGAACATGGAACTCCTGTTAAGCAATTACGAAACTCAATTGCTAATTTTATTAGCGACAAGGACCTTTCTTATGAAAATTCTGTAGGCAAAATAGTAGAGACTAGTTACACTTATGTGGTTCCTACGGAGGTTTCAAAAGCTATAGACGCTAACTATAGGGACGTTTTTCCCGGGCAAGATTGGGTTGACATGAAAGAACCTTTCAAAGCTAGGTTTAACTCTAAAGCGACTCAGGATCTATTAAAAGAAAAAGGGTATAATCAAACGTTCGATGACATAACTCAATTAAACAGCAAAACAGTTAATGTTCCCAAGCAGACTAAATTTTCTTCAGGATTTAAAAAATCTGTAACAACACAATCTGCAATTGATATTGCTACTAGTTTAGATTATAATAAAAATCCTAAAGGAATTAGTGTTTGGGATTTTGATGATACCTTAGCTACAACTAAAAGCAACGTATTATACACTATGCCTGATGGCACTAAAGGAAAAATTAACGCTACTGAATTTGCTTTAAGAAGCGAAGAACTATCAAAAGAGGGCGCTGAATTTGATTTTAGTGAATTTAGTAAAGTGATGAAAGGTGCTGAGGGCCCTATGTTTAATAAAGCAATGGCTAGAAATGAGAAGTTTGGTAATAGAAATGTATTTATATTAACAGCTAGGCCAGCCGATTCAAAATATGCTATACATGAGTTTTTGAAAGGTATTGGCCTTGATATTAAACTTGAAAACATTGTAGGACTCGGAGATGGCACTGCTAAAGCAAAAGCTGATTGGATGATCGGTAAAGTAACCGAAGGGTATAATGACTTTTATTTCGCGGATGATGCTATTAAAAATGTCGATGCAGTTAAAGATGTCTTTGATAATTTTGATGTAAAAGGAAAAGTTCAACAAGCTAAGGTTAAATTCAGTACAACATTGAGTACTAAGTTTAACCAAATGATAGAAAGAAAAACTGGACTTCCTGCTTCTGATAAAATTGAAAAAATGGCAGGCAGACAAATGGGTAAAGGTAAAGGAAGGTTTAAAGTATTTATAAGTCCTTCAGCTGAAGATTTCAGAGGTTTAACCCAGTATGTTTTTGCAGGCAAAGGTGAACAAGGAGAAGCTGATCAAAAGTTTTTTGAAGAGGCTTTAATGGATCCCTATTTTAAAGGGGTTTCTGCTATAGAGGCTGCCAATGTTGAAATGAAAACAGAGTTAAAAGCTTTATATAAAAAGTTTAAAGGTATAAAAAAGAAATTAAAAAAGAATACAGAAAACAAAAACTTTACTAACGATCAAGCTGTTAGGGTTTACCTTTGGACTAAAGCTGGTTACAAAATACCCGGCATTTCTAAGCAGGAACAAAAAACATTAAACGAGACGGTAAAGGCCGATGAAGAGCTTCTAAGGTTTGCTGAATCATTATTAATATCTACTAAAAAAGAAAAGTGGGGAAAACCTAATCAGTATTGGGATACTCAAACTTTATTAAACGATATACAAACTTTAACGGAAAAAATTAACAGAAAAGAGTACATAAAAGAATTTATACAAAACGCAGAGTTAATATTTAGCGAACAAAACCTAAACAAAATAGAAGCAAGCTTTGGAGCATCTACAAGAAATGCTATAGAAGATTCTTTATACGCTATGAGAACAGGTAGTAATAGAACTGTTGGTCAAAACCAAATAGATAATAAGTGGATGAATTGGCTTAACAACTCTATAGGTTCTATAATGTTTTTTAACAGAAAATCAGCATTACTGCAGACGCTTTCTACCATGAATTTTATTAATTGGCATGACAATAATCCAGCTAAAGCAGCACTAGCGTTTGCCAATCAACCTCAGTTTTGGAAAGACTTTGTGTTTTTATTTAATTCTCCTAAATTAAAAGAAAGAAGAGGTGGTTTAAAATCTGACATACAAGAAGCTGAAATTGCAAACGCAGCTAGAGGTTCTAAAAATAAGGCTTCTGCAACATTAGCTTATTTATTAAAAATTGGTTTTACGCCAACGCAGATAGCTGATAGTTTTGCAATTGCCGCTGGAGGTGCAACGTTTTATAGGAATAGAATAAATACTTATTTAAAAGAAGTAAATGCTGATGGTGAAAAAATTTACACTAAAAAGCAAGCAGAAGAAAAAGCATTTTTAGATTTTTCAAAAACGTCAGATATTTCTCAGCAATCAGGTGATCCAGCATTAGTCTCCCAACAGCAAAGAAGCATTGCGGGGCGTCTTATATTAGCTTTTCAAAATTACCCCATGCAGTCAGCTAGAATTCAAAAAAAATCTGCTCAAGATCTTTTGAATAGAAGAGGTGATCCTAAAGAGCATTTAAGCAAAATACTATACTATGGAGCTATACAGTCATTATTGTTTAATACTCTTAGTAATGGTTTATTTACTCTATTCCCTGGTTTTGACAACGAAGACGACGAAGAAAAAATAAAAAAGGACAGCGAAAAAAGAATAAATAAAGCGATGAAAGGTATGTTAGACTCTGCAATACGAGGTACTGGTATATACGGAGCTGTTGGAACTAATATTAAAAACACATACAAAATGTATGTAAAGCAAGAAGAAAGAGGGTCTTTTAAAGCTGATCATGCTTACACTTTATTAGAGGCTTTAAATTTATCTCCGCAGATAGGGTCTAAGGCTGCTGATTTTTACTCAGCAATACAAACAAGAAGATTTAATAAAAAAGTTATAGAAAAACACCCGTGGAGTATAACTATAGATGGCAAATTTAATCCATCACCTAATTACGACATAGCAGGTAGTTTAGCTTCTTCGTTTTTTAACTTACCTTTAGATAGGATGTTGGTTGAAGCTAAAGGGGTTGCCGAAATGTTAGACAAAAGAAACACTCAAATGCAAAGATTGTTTTTAGCTTTAGGTTTTAGAGCATGGGATGTCAACGCTCCTAACGAAGAGTTTAAATTAATTAAAGAAAAACGTAAATCAGGAGGCCTAAAGATTAAAAAAATAAAAGTTAAACAAACAATAAAAGTTAAATAATATGGCAAAAGACGCATGTTACCATAAAGTAAAAAAAAGATATAAAGTATTTCCTTCTGCTTACGCAAGCGGAGCCTTAGCCAAATGTCGCAAGGTTGGTTCAAAGAATTGGGGAAACAAAAGTAAAAAGAAAAAATAATATGGCAGTTCGTAAAACTAAAAAAGGCTTAGCGCTTAAACGTTGGTTTAAAGAGCAGTGGATAGATGTACGTACTGGCAAACCCTGTGGTAGAAGAGCAGGCGAAAAAAGAGGTACGCCGTATTGTAGACCTAGTAAAAGAGTATCCAGCAAGACACCTAAGACATCAGGTGAAATGTCTGCTTCTGAAAAGGCTAAAAAAATAAGAGAGAAAAAAAGACTAGGGCAACCCGCGGGAAAACCTAAACGCGTAAAGTCTTTAAAAAGAAAGAAAAGTAAGTGATTACATATAGTATATAAAAACAAAAATAAATGGCTAACAAAATATCAGAAAATACTGAAGTTCAACTAGATTTAAAAACAATAGCAACAATTGTAGTTGGAGCGGTTTCGCTAGCTTCAGTGTACTTTGCGTTACAATCAGATATAGAACTTGCAAAAAAATTACCAGAACCTGAAATTAAAAAATCAGAGTATGAATTAAAGGATGAATTAATTCGTAATACAGTAATTAATATAAATGAAAAAGTTAACAATAATAGTAAAAAGCTAGATAAAATAGACGAAAAACTATTTGAGATCATAAATAAATAATCATGAAAAACATTTTAATTTTAATCACATTCTTATTTTCTATAAATTCATTTTCCCAGGAAGTAACGCTACTTTATGTAAACTCAACTTGGAATAAAAGTAACAGGTATAAGCATTTAAAGTCATTAAATAACGTAAAAATTTTAGAGGCTAACTATGATGATCAACCTGTTAAGTTTAAAAATCAAATAAAATCTGTACCCGCTATAATATTGTTTGATAAAAATAAAAAACCAAAACGTGTTTGGCAAGGAGGTTTATCAATGCAACTGCTCGTGGACCCAAAAGAAATACAGCAAGCGATCAACAATATATATAATAAATGATAAGCAAACATATTTCAGAAAAAGAAGGTGTATACAGCGCGACAGCTCTGAGACTGGGCTTAAATAACAACCCTGGAGACTACGAATATTCAAATATGGTTCTTACTGCTAATGAAATATTTGAACCTCTTAGAAAGCACGTAAACAAACCCATAAAAATAAATTCATTTTTTAGAAGCGTTGAATTAAACAAGGCTATAGGTGGAAGTTCTAGATCGCAGCATTGTGAAGGAAGAGCAATTGATATTGATGATACTTTTGGGCACACTACTAACGCTGAAATGTATAATTGGATTAAAGAAAATTTAAACTTTGATCAAATGATATGGGAGTTTGGTAACGATGAAAACCCTGCTTGGGTGCATGTTAGTTATGTTTCTGAAGATCAAAACCGTAATAGATGCTTAAAAGCTTACAAAGAAAATGGTAAAACAAAATATAAAGTAATATGAAAAAAATTATAGATAAACTACAATCAGCCTGGAATAAGTTATTATATAAACTTATGTTTAAGAGGTATAAATAAAAAGGAGCTACGAAAGTAGCCCCTTTAATTATTTTTAACCATCACAAGCTAAACAATCTTCACTCATTGCCTGCTGAGCTATATCGCCGCGCAAAACAGATTCCGTACGTGTATAGTATAAAGTTTTAACACCTTTTTTCCAGGCATCGAAATGAACTTTATTTAACCATCTAGGGGTTGCTTCAGAAGGGAATGCTAAATTCAAACTAACTGATTGATCCACGTAATCCTGTCTAAGACCTGCTTGATTAACTAACTCCAATTGATTGATCTCCTTAAAGGTTTTAAAAACTTCCTTAGCGGGTATGTCATGACCCAGGGTAATACCATCAAGCTCACTAATGTTTTGAACACTACCCCCATCAGCCAGTATTTTATCCCATGTTTCATTGTTG